TAGTTCAAGAACCATACCAAGCGGTACGGATGATGAAATAGATGTTGCATCGATGCAGTTCACTTTGCCAATATGGTTGACTCCGCCGGCAAAAATTAAAAAACTTGGAGTCATTGAAAAAATTGTTGCATCATTATATGACGAAGACGCATCAAAAATTGATGTTTCAGGCATTATAGGCGAGGATTTATTGAGCAGACAAGAGATTACTTTTGGCAATTATGGGTTATATGTCGAAGGAAACAAATGTAGACTGTTACAAAGCAGAGACACTCTGAACGAAAAGACCGGTGACGCGGCTCATGTAAATCCAACAAGGCAAGATGCAAAAACAGATTCACAATTAGTGTATGGCAGAGAGATTCCGTGGGCAAAAGTTTTAGCGGCCTATGGTAGAATTACTAACGGACTGTCTAAAATAAAATTAGAAACTGCAATTACAACTGCTAACAATGAAGACACTATCACATATATTACAGGCACCATTGCAGAACATCCTACCGAAGCACACCAGTTGTTGTTTACTGTTGACGAAGACACTATCCCAACCAATTCTATTGCTTCATTTAGTAAAATTATTGATCCTACTGTGACTGGTCCAACTGGATCGGAAGTTGATGGACAAAGATATTTGATCACACAACCAATTGGCACCAGTTTACACAACCTAAACATTACAGGCATCACACATGATGGATCAACCACTGCCACAGTGACTTGTTCTCTGCCTCATGGACTTGCAGTAGGAGACACTGTGCGTATCACAGGAGCGGCGCCAAGTTATTACAATGGCACAATTGGTGTCAAAGCAGTGCCTAGCACCACACAATTTACATACAACACAGTAGCGGCAACCAATGCCGCGGCAAGTTCCACGGCTCAAACAGCAGATTTGAATAAATTTACAGCGGCAGGTGGTGTGTTGATAACACCATCACCACTGACATCACCAGCACTAGGTGAACCTGTAGGTGTAACCAACCGTGGTCCAAGTGCTTGGGGTAATTTAGTTGCCACAGAAAGTGATATTATCCAATATAATTCTACCACAGGCAAATTTAATGTTGATTTTGATTCATCTAATGTTACAAATGTCCAATATGCAACCAACGAAGCAACTTCAGTACAATTCAAATGGACTGGCACACAATGGCAGAAGTCCTGGGAAGGTGAATATCAACCAGGAGACTGGGTGCTTGACCTTTAATTGATAATATTATAAAATAAGTTATGGATATTGTTTGCAGTGGTGCGTTATTTTATGCCAAATCAACCAAACGTTTTATGCTTGTCCAAAGAGCAAATAAAAAACATCTTGGACAATGGGGCATAGTAGGAGGCAAAGCCGAAGGCAAAGAACTACCTGTTGAAGCACTCAAACGTGAAATCAAGGAAGAAGTTGGTAACACACCAACCATAAAAAAATTTATTCCCTTAGAAATGTTTCAAAGCACTGATCATAAGTTTTTCTTCAACACCTATGTTTGTGTGGTAGACACTGAATTTACACCACAACTTAATGGCGAACACATTGGCTACTGTTGGGTGCAAATGAATGCTTGGCCAAAACCCATACATCAAGGGCTACAAAAAACTGTGAACAGCAAAACAATTAAATCAAAACTTCAAACTATTTTAGATATTATAAGTTGACGCCTGGTGAATATTTCATTGTCTTTGATGCAAATTCTTTTTTAAGCATTCCTATATAAACTCTATATACCATACCGTTCTCGCCAACAGTATTGCCACTCCAAACCTGTCCATCATATCCTTCAATGCCATATAAATTTGATACTGTGTAAATTTTGTCAACCAGTCTGACAATAAAATTATTTTGATTGTACACACAATTCTTGTTTTTCATTGCCTGTAAAAACATTGCATCTGCTTGTTCTATATTTTCTGGCGTTGGATCTGAATATAACATGGCAGAGTTGATCAACATGTCTGGTGTACTGCACACATGAGTCACGTATGCAAGATCATTAATCATCCATTCATGTTCAGTAGATTTTGAAGGTTGTGCAAAAAAAGCCACTACAACAATTATTAAAATTATTATGCCTGTAAAAATGTTTCTATTCATGTCTCAAATAGTATTTATCGTAATTTTTTATGCTATGTTTATGTTAAAATAGCAATGCTTATATGTTCTGTATATAAGTTTTGCCAGTCAACTGTTCAATGTCTCGTATCATTTCTTCCATGTTGACTCTCACAGTCTTACCTGTTTTAGTGTTGCGTGAATAGTATTCCCATTCACCTTGTTCATTGTGTGGAGATATTTTAGTCACGTTACCCGCTTCGTCCCTGACGAACACTTCAGCACTTGATGATTCGTCTTTGGCGTAGATGTGTGCAATGTTAGTTGTGCCAGATGGGTCGCCTGACAGCACACCAAGTTCTACATGTCCTGTTACTCTTAAACTTGTGTCATTCAATAATTGTAAAGAGTCAGATCTGAATCTGCCTGAAATGTTGTTAGAACCATTTTTCTTGAATGCAAATTCTAGTATGCCATCTTCTGTGCCATCTCCTACGTCTAGAATCTTGCCTGAAATTTTTGCATATAGCACTTCTTGATCAGCATCATTTTCACCTTGGAATTTAATTTGTCCAAGATAGTCAGCATTGGCAGGTGATGAACTGTTTCGTTTTAGATTGATTACTGGTCCTGCTGAACTTGAATCTTCTGTTGTGGTGATTAATAATGCATCACTTGTTGAGGTATTTTCAATAGATACACCTGTACTTGTGGTCTCAAAAACAGTTGTGCCATAATGTTTAAGTTTTACTGCACCAGTAGAACCATCTGCAACAATATATTCAGTTATTCCACCACTGCTATCATCTGTAGAAATTACAACATCTTTGTTATCAGCATAAGTTCTAATGTTGATGTCGCCAGTAGTTTCGTTGATGTTTAGGTTAGTGCCTGTATGTTTCATGTTTGCATCTGCATCAGTACCAAACTGTAGTTCAACACTATCTTTTAGTATAGTGTTGCCTGCTAAATCAATTTTGCCTGTGCCTGCAGGATCCAGTGTGATGTTGGCATTTGAACTTGGAGACGTGATGTCGTCAGTAGCAATACCGCTTGTGAATGTTTTTAATCCTTGTATGCTTTGATCAGATGAATTCAAAACTGCCGATGCCGCACTTATTCCGCCACCTTTACGTTCTAGATTCACTCTATACCCATTTACCACTGTGTTTGCAACTGCACCTGTGGCTCTAAGTCTTGCTGTAGTATTGTCATAATCTGTAGTATAGGTCAACAGTTGTCTAGTACCTGAGGTTACAATCCCAAATTCAGATTCAAAAACATTAGTACCACCATCACCAACTACCAATACTTCTGAAACTTGATATTCAGCAGTGGCGTTTACTCCGCCTGCAGGCGCCTTTACTGAATTAAAATAATGTGCCGCTTGGAATGTTGTAGTTGCATCTAAACTGTTTTCAAATGTGTCAATATTTTCTATGGCTGAATCAACATCGGTGTTTACAATTATTGACACATTGTCACCAGTTGCGGCTTCTTCTGTGTCTTTGATTTGTATTTTATAAATTTTTACAGCCACATTGGCTGTTGCCCCTGTACCAAGCAATCTGATATTGCCACTGTTAATGTCTACGTCGATTGATAATAAATGTCCATCAGTAGTTGAGGTTCTTCCATACTCTGAATGGTAAGCATTTGACCCATCATGAGTTACGTTTACTTTGAAACATTCATGCCCAACTGTGCTACCGTCACCTGTTGTGCTTGATGCAAGAATAAAATATTGTACTGCCCTATAAGTTGAAGCATCAGTTGTATCTAAACTTTCTTGTGCTGAATCCACATCTGCATTGATTGTAAGTCCAGTGTTAGTGCTTGATGAATCAGCACTTGAATTGTCACCTAGACCAGTTCTGAATAATGTTATACTGTTGGTTGTGGATGTACCTGCCAATCTTAATCTTACAGTTGAGCCTGATATGTCTGACGAGAATGTTACTCTTGAGGTCGATCCAGTGTGTGTTACACCATATTGATTAATATACACACTAGAACCATCATGCACAAGATGTATAAAACCTGTTTCAAATTCTGTGTTAACTTCATCAAACACCACATAATTGTATTTGGCAGTTCGAAAATCTGATGTAGTAAATGAATCAACAGTGGTTGTTCCTGTGCCGACTTGTGTTTTGGTCACCTTTACTGTGTTGGATGTGTCAGCTTCTGCTGATGTTGTGCCTGCCAATGATCCCCATGATGATCCATCATAGCCTTCGAAATTGCCTGTGGTTGTGTTCAATCTTAATTGTCCTGCCACACCTGATGTTCTTTGTGCTGTGGTACCAGCTGGCACACCAAATGCTCCTGTGCCTACAACTCGTACATAACCTGATGAATTTGCATCAAGTTCTAAATTTGCATTTGATGAATTTGTCTTGATTGTGTTGCCAGTGATTGATACTGTGTCTATTGCAAGTGATCCACTGCCATTAGGCACAATCTGTACATCAGCATTTGACTGTGCAGTTGAGATTGTGTTGTCCTTTAGAACTATGTCGTCACTAACGTAGATTGGCATAGCAATATTTATTGGTATTTTGTTTAAACTTCAGTGAGGTTAAATTTGTATTTTTTCTTGGTTTTGTTGTTTATGATAAACAGATCATCTTTACCCTCTTGTATGGTCCATGATCCTTTTTCGTTTGTTAAATTCAAATCCGAAGTGTATATGTTAGCAAAACGTTTTGAACTTGAACCTAAATCATACGTTGCATTTGCTGTGGGCAGTATATGTGCTTGTACAGTGATGTTGCCTGAACCATTTGTACGCAAAGATAAATCTGAATTGGAAGCATTTGTTGTAATAAAATTGTTTCTGATAGATACTGTATCAATTACAACAGATCCTGTGCCATTTGCATCTAAATTTAGATCACCATTTGTGTTAGTTGAACTTACTGTGTTGCCATCCATTTTAAGATTGTCTACACCAAAATCCCCTTCAACTGTCAATTCATATTCAGGTGATGATGTGTTCACACCAACTTTGCCTGTGTTGTCAGGAAATAGGACTAGATTGTTGTTTGAAGTTGTAGAAATTGTATCACCATTTATAGATATTTGATCAATGTGCCATTGTCCGATGGCTGTGCCTGTAGTTGTGCCTACTCCAAATTTCGACTCCACTATTGCGGAGTCGGTAATCATATCTTTTACTACTTTT